GCAGCATCCGCCACCGGCTGGAGGGGTGCAGCATCCGCCACCGGCACGAGTGGTGCAGCATCCGCCACCGGCGAGAGTGGCGCAGCATCCGCCACCGGAAAAGGTTGCGTAGCTATGGCCACGGGGCGTTACGGTCGAGTAATGGGCGGAATTGGAAACGCCATTGTGTGCGTAGAACGCAATGATAACGGAGAGATCGCCGCCATTTTGTCCGGCATTGTGGATGGGAAAGCCCTGAAACCCGGTGTGTGGTACACTGTGAAGAACGGAAAGTGGCAGGAGGTGGAGTGATGGAAAAAGTTAATTGCCTGCGCTGCCGCTTTAGGCATGAGGATAACGGGAACTGTACTGCGGTCGGCGGGTTCTGCACGGCGGTTACGGCGGCACACTGCCCGTTGCTGCGGGAATATTTAGACACGGGACTGGAGCCGGAAAGCGTAGAGGCACTCAAACTGTCCATGATGGGCAAGGCAATTTCGGAGATTAAGGAATTTGACGGTTTGCCGATTGACCGCCTGCGAGAGCTGGCGGAGGCCGACAAGGCCGGTCGGCTGGTGGTGCTGCCAGTAAAGCCAGTACTTACGCCGATTATTTCCAGCATGTTATATATAATCGACGACGGATACATCTATGAAGATGCGCTTTATGAAGCTGATGTCGGGATGTCGGAAAGTGGGAAGACGAATGTAGTCTACACGACGCTTTCCGACATGATGATCTTCGAGCAAGCCGATATCGGCAAGACAGTTTTCCTCACCCGCGAGGAGGCGGAGAAAGCATTGGAGGCGATGAAGGATGGCTGAGCTAAAACCTTGCCCGTTCTGCGGCGCACCGGCGCAGTACAAGGAGCTGAGCGGACGGTGGGCGGCGGAATGCACGAGGCACTGCGCCGCGACCCGAATAATGGACAACAAGGAAAAGGTAGCCGAGATATGGAACAGGAGGGCTGACGATGGCTGAATACATTGAGCGGGAGACATACCGGAAAAGGTTGGCTAATCTTGAAGGGTGGTGCCAAGATCTGAGAAAACCGGGACTGAAGCAGGCATTGGAGATGTTCGACGAGATCCCCGCCGCTGATGTTGCCCCGGTGGTGCGCTGCAAGGACTGCAAGCACTTGTTTGGAACGATCTGCACGGTCTGCGGCTTATTGCCACGCAAACCGGAAGACTTCTGCTCCTACGGGGAGAGAAAGGACGGAGGAGAAGCTGACAATGGCAAATAGGTGCGGGAAGTGCGTGTGGCGGGCGGTGTATGGCGGGCATCTGTGCGACTACGCCAGCAGGACGGGGCAGCTGCGGCGGGAGCCAATAGAAAAGTGTACGCACTTTTTGGAGGGCCGGCCGGCGGTACGGCCCCGGGAGATCGGCAGGGCCTTTGCCCAGCTGATGCAGAAAAGAAAGGAAATGGGGCTGGCCTGAGCCGGCCCCGGCCCTCATTTGAAAGCTGCCGCCCGGAGGGCGGGCGGCAGCTTTGAGAGGAGGCGGAGAGGTGAATCTGAGAAACCCGAAGGAATATTGCGAGAACCTGCTGTGGATCCGGACGAAGCAGCAGACCCTGGCGAAGCTCAAGTTTAATGACGCCCAAGAAAACCTGTATGGCGTCATCCGCCGGCTGGCGGCAGAGGGAAAGCCCATCCGTCTGATCGTGCTGAAGGGGCGGCAGGAGGGCATCTCCACCGTGGCGGAGGGGCTGATGTTTCAGGATACCGTCACCCGGCCCCATGTAAAGACCCTGATCGTGGCCCACGAGACCACGGCCACGGAAAACCTATTTAAGATGAATAAGCTCTTTTTCGACGGCCTGCCGACGGCCATGCAGCCCATGCGGAAAAATTCAAACGCCAAGGAGCTGGTGTTTGAAAATCACACCAAGGACATGGCGGAGAAGCACCGGCGGCCGGGGCTGCGCAGCTCCATCCGCTGCCAGACGGCGGGGAAGGGCGGCGTGGGCCGCAGCGATACGCTGACCAATGTACACATCTCCGAGTACGCCTTCTGGCCCAAGAACAAGGCGGAGCTGCTGCTGGGCATCATGCAGGCGGTACCGGACGAGCCAGACACCATGGTGGTGATAGAGTCCACCGCCAACGGCTACGACCATTTCAAGGCCCTGTGGGACGGTGCCCAGCGGGGAGAAAACGGCTGGACGCCGGTGTTTTTGCCCTGGTATTTGGAACAGGGCTACCGCAAGCCGGTGCCGCCGGGGACGGAGTGGACGGAGGAGGAGCGGCGGCTGCAGGAGCGCTACGGCCTGGACCCGGAGCAGCTGCAGTGGCGGCGGTGGTGCATCAAGACCAACTGCGGCGGGGACGAGGCCATGTTCCGCCAGGAATACCCCAACACGCCGGACGAGGCCTTTTTGCTGTCCGGCAGGGGATTTTTTGACAACGAGGATCTGGCCGCCCGGCGGGCCGCGGCGGCTGCCCCTATTTCCGTGGGCCGGTTTACCGGTCCGGAGCCGGAGGAGGCCGGCGGGGCGCCGGCGGGATGGCGCTACACCGAGGCAGAGGACGGCGGCATCCGCCTGTGGGAGCTGCCGCAGCGGGGCGTGCCCTATGTGCTGGGCGGCGACACCGCGGGAGAGGGAAGCGACAGCTGCACCGCCCACATCCTGGACAACCGGGACGGCCACCAGGTGGCGGAGCTGCAGATGCAGGGCAGCGAGATCCAGTACGCACGGCAGATCTACTGCCTGGGGCTATACTATAACACCGCCCTGACGGCGGTGGAGACCAACTTCTCCACCTACCCGGTGCGGAAGCTGGAGGAGTGGAGCTATTCGGATCTATATCAGCGGGAGCGGTTTGACACCTATAAAAATACAATGGTCAAGTCCAACGGGTGGCTGACCACCGGGAAGACCCGGCCACAGATGCTGGCCACCCTGCACACGGTGATGGCGGAGGACCCGGAGGCGGTGCGCTCCGCCTGGACCCTGGGGGAGATGATCACCTTTGTGTACGACGAAAACCGCAAGCCACAGGCGGCGGAGGGAGAGCACGATGACCTGGTGATCGCCGCCGCCATCGCCCACACGGTGCGGACCCAGCAAAGATACATCGCGGCGGATGAAGCGGCGGACAGAAGCCATTGGACAAAGGACATGTGGGAGGATTGGCGGGCGGCCGACGCTCCCACGAGGAAACTACTGGAGGAAAGGTGGAGAAAGGCGTGAAGACAGTGCAGGAGCAGGTGGCGGCCCGGGTGGAGGAGATGCAAAGGGCAATGGAGGCGGAGAAGCTGCACGGGACGAGGGAGCTTGCGGCGGCCCTGGAGCTGGCCTCCCGGAGCCGGCACCGGGGCGGCGTGAGCAATCTTTGCGCCCTGGGGGCCGACAAAATCGAGGAGCTGACGGAACGGTGTGCCCGATACGCCGAGGAGATCGCGGTGCTCAGGGAGCGGGAGCGGAACCTGACGGGCCAGCGGCAGAGCGTGATGGCCTACCGGGAGGAATAAAAAAGTCCCTCCGGCAGAAGCCGGAGGGGCGGGAGGCGTTAAACGGGATCGGAGGCCGGGCGGCGGTAGGCGCCGGCGGCCTGGGCCAGCAGGAGCCGGAGATAGTCCGGACACTGCCGGACTCCTGCCTCCCAGTTCTCAACCGTCCGCAACGGAATACAGAAGCGCACGGAGAAGGCCGCCTGGGAGAGGCCGGTGTGCTGCCGGATGTCCCGGATGGAGAGGTGGGCGGCCTCCCACAGCTCCGCCAGGAGGGCGGGGCGCCAGCCGGGGATGTCTTCCAAGTCGCCGCCCCAGATGGAGGACAGCGTCCAGTCGGAGATATAGGCGTCTCGGTCGGCGGTCTCCAGGGCCGCCCCGAAGAGCGCGTAGAAGAGCTTGTCGGGGAGGGCATCGGGGGCGTTGGGGGCGGCCTCCGGCTCCTCAAATTCCACCTCATCCTCGACGAAGGTGGCCGTGGTCCACAGGGAGGCGCAGGTATCGGGGGTGCCGGGGTCTACCATCTTGACCACCCGGTAGTTGGGCAGGGCCTTGAGGACGGCGGCGATGATGTCGCGGCAGTCCTGGGTGGAGATGTGCTTGTGGCCCAGGGCCGTGCCCACATCGTGGAGGGAGACGAAGCGGCAGCCCTCCGCCTCCTCAATGATCTTGCTGACGATCTCTTGCTTATAGTTTTTCATGGTAGGATCTCCTATTTTCAGTCGATGTTGAAGCCGACGATGTCATAGGCGGCTTCGTCGTCCTCGTCAAACTCACGATCCTCCACCTCGTACCGGTAGATCGGGCGGAGGCCGTACTCCCGGGGGTGCTCCTCGTCCAGATCGTACCGATTGAGGACGCGGAAGGAACGGGTCCATTCCTCTCCGTTCCAGTTATAGGCGCAGTACAGGGCGCCGTCGATTTCGTAGATGGGCATGGATTCAGACGGCTGGGCATTGGCCCAGTGGTCGACCGGGGTGATCTCCTTGATGCTGTTCATGGTCTGTTCCTCCTGTTTTTTGAATTCGGGCCGCCGAAGCGGCGAGCTGCAGATCATGTGGTGGCCTCCTCTTCGATTTGTTCCACCTGCTCCCATGTCAGGAACCCGGCGGAAACGATCCGGCTTTCAATGTCGGACAGAACCGCGCAGGATTCCATGGAGAATAGTGAGGAAAATGCAAAAAAAGAATGGATTTTGACATCGCGGCCCGGGGCGCCGGGGCGCGATGTGAGGACCCATACCTATTTAATAGGCCGGAGATCCCGGCGGAAGGAGAAGGACGCGCGTGCGCGTTCTGTGCTCGACTTTTAAGAGGATAAGTTATCCGCCACGCCGCGAAAGTGCGCCGTAGTACACGGCAAACGGCGCCCGGGTGGCGGATGTTAAGGCGGCTCGCGGGGGTGCGGGCGCGACTATGTTGTAAGGCAAGGGCCGGAGAGGGGCGGCTCCGGCCAGGGAGAGACAAACAGAGACAGACAAACGGGGGAGGGCGCGGAAATGGAAAGGAGAGGATGCTGGGTGGTGCGGAAGATCGTCAGCGGGAGAATGGTGGAACGGTCCAAGGTGTGGGTGCCGGGGACGCGCCGGCGGAAGACGGGCCGGGTGAAGGGGTCCACCACGGCGGAGCGGCGGGATCAGAACGCCAGGGCGGCGGCCAAGGTGCTGAACCGGCTGCTGGTGTGCAATTTTTCCGCCAGGGACATCTTTTTGACGCTGAAGTACGATGATGACCACCTGCCCACGGATCCGGAGCAGGTCCACCGGGACGGGGAGAATTTTCTCCGGCGGCTGGTGCGGGCCATGGAGAAGGCCGGGGCGGACAAGAACGCCATTCGGCGGGTGATGGTGTGTGCGGACAAGGATCCGGAGACCCAGGAGGGCCGGCGCTACCACCTGCACATCGTCATCACCGGCTGGGAAATGTCTTTCCGCGCAGCACAATGGTACTGCGGCGAGAAGGCGCTGAACGAGATCTGGGGCAGGGGCAGCGTGTATGCAGAGCCCATGCGGCAGCAGGAGGACTATACGGCCCTGGCGGTCTACCTGATACGGCAGGCCATCGGCGGGGAAAATCGGAAGAAGTACTATCCCAGCCGGAACCTGAGAAAGCCGGTGGTAACGGAGACCCTGGCCGCCACCGGCGGGGAGCTGCGGGTGCCCAAGGGGGCCAATGTCCGGGAGAAGCGCTATGACGCCCTGCAGGGCGTGAACTATGTGCGCTACATCCTGCCGGAGAAACGGCCCGGCAGCCGGCACCCGGAGGAAGGAGGCGGACCGGATGGGCTTTAAGAAGCTGCGGGGGGTGAAAATGCCGGAGGAAAAGCAGGGCCTGATCCGCTACACCTGCCTGAACTACCGGGACGCTAACGACAGGACGAAGAAAAAGATAGAGCGTCTCTGCGACACCTGCGGAGGCGCTTACAGCCATGCCCTTTTTGAGGTGATGACCACCCGGCGGAGCATCACGGCCATCGGCCTGGACCACGCCGTCTCGGAGAGCGTGCTGTACCGGATGAGGAAGGCCTTTTACGAGGCATGGTAAAAAATTCGGGGGAACGAAAAAAGGGGATAGGACGCGCTGCGGGCCGTTTGTACACAACGGTTTGCGGCGCGTTTCTTTGCGGGAAAAGACTGGCGATAACGGGCAGTCCGGCCATGCTACCATGATAGCGTGAAAAGAAGGATCCGCAGAAGGGAGGGGGCGTGGTGCTGAACGATAGGCAAAGGGGATTTGTCCGGGAATGGCTCCGGGATCACAACGCCACCCGGGCGGCCATCCGGGCCGGATACAGCGAAAAAACGGCGGCACAGCAGGCCAGCCGCCTGATGCACCTGCCGGAGGTGCAGGAATACAGAAACGAGCTGCTGAAGCAGGAATTTGAGGCCCTGGGCGTTACCAGGCACTCCCTGGCGGCGGAGGTCTACGAGATGATGCAGCGCTGCCGGGGCGGAGAGCCCCACATGGTGTGGAACAGCGCCACGCGGGAGTACGAGCCGGACGGCCTGTGGATGCAGAACGAGCGGGGCTTTTACAAGGGCGCGGAGCTTTTGAGCAAGATGCTGGAGCTGACGGAGCCCGCAGAGGACGGCGGCGCCGACTATGAGGCCATGCTGGCCGGCGGGCAGCGTGAATTTTGAGGAGGAAGGACATGGAAAAGAAAAAGGATCTGCTGCGCTGGCAGGAGCGGCTTCGGATGGCAGAGACAGCCATCGCCGGGGAACGGGCAAAGATGCTCCGGCGGGAGCAGCAATACGAAGGCAGCCACGACATCTACAGCCCTGACGGGGCCAAGGCCAAGGAGCAGGCCAGTCATGTGCGGAATGTGAGCTTTGAGATGGTGGAGACCCAGGTGGACACCTCCATCCCGTCGCCCAAGGTGACGGCGGTGCGGGAGGAGGACGAGGAGCTGGCGGGCATCATCGAGGCCATGCTGCGGGATGTGATGGACCGCCTGCCCTCCGAGCGCATCAACGACGAGGGGGAGCGGCTGAGCCCGGTGCAGGGCGGCTATGGCCTGCTGGTGGACTGGTCCGACGAGATCAGCGGGAAGGACTGGCTGGGGGACCTGAAGGTCAGCATGGTGCACCCCTACGGCATCGTGCCCCAGGCGGGGATGACGCAGATCCCGGACATGGATTATTTTTTCCTAAAGACGCCCCAGACCAAGCGGCAGATCGGGAAGCTCTACGGCGTCAGCGTGGCGGACGAGGGGGAGAGCGACCCCGGCGCCCGGCAGCTGGGAGCCGGCCAGGACACCACGGACGAGCTGGTGACCATGGTGACGGCCTATTATCGAAACGACCAGGGCGGCATCGGCCGCCTGCGGTGGGTAAATGACACCGTGCTGGAGGATCTGGAGGACTACCAGCAGCGGCGGGTGCACCGGTGCCGGGCCTGCGGGGCCATCGGCAACGGCAAGCGCTGCAGCTTCTGCGGCGGGACGAAGTTTGACGAGGAGGTCATGGAGTACGAGGAGCTCACCGGCGACCTCCAGCGGCACCACGGCGAGAGCATCCCGGCGGAGAGCGAGGTACGGGACGAGCTGGGGCAGCCCATCTATGCAGAGCCGGAGGGGCTTTTGCCCCAGCTGCTGCCGGCGGGCGGCGCGGTCAGCGGCTTTGCGGCCGCCGTCAGGAGGGAGCCCACCCGGATCCCCTACTACAAGCCGGATGTATTCCCACTGGTGATCCGGAAAAATGTCAGCATGCCCGGGCGCTTCTGGGGCTCCAGCGACTTAGACGCCATTTTCGACCAGCAGAACTCCCTGAACAAGATCTGCACCAAGCTAAATACCAAGGTCCTCTCCGGCGGCTCCTTTACCACGGTGCCCAAGGGGGCGGACTTTATCACGGACCGGGACGGCGTGCGGGTGGAGGTGGAGAACAACCGGGAGCTGGAGATGATCCGCACCTTTAACACCCAGGTGGATGTGGGGACGGACCTGGCCCTGATGGGGCAGCTCTACGAGCAGGCCCGGCAGACCATCGGCGTGACGGACTCCCTCCAGGGGCGGAAAGACCCCACGGCCACCAGCGCCGTGGCCAAGGAATTCTCCGCCCAGCAGGCGGCGGGGCGGATGGAGAGCAAGCGGGTCATGAAAAAGGCCCTGTACCAGGACCTTTTCGAGATCATCTTCAAGTGGATGCTGGCCTACTGCGACGAGCCCCGGAGCATCCGCACCGTCAACGAGCACGGCGACACGGAGTACACCGTCTTTGACCGCCACGACTTCCTGTACCTGGACCAGGCGGGGGAGTGGCAGTACAACACAGACTTCCTTTTTTCCTGCGACGGCTCGGCACCCCTGGCCTCGGACCGCCAGGCCATGTGGAAGGAGGCCCGGCTGAATTTCCAGGAGGGCGCCATGGGCAACCCCACGGAGCTGACCACACTGGTGCGCTTTTGGGAGCAGATGGAGAAGCTACACTACCCCATGGCCGGGGACATGGTGAAGAGCTTGCGGGAGCAGCAGGAGATGGGAGACCGGATGCCGGCGGAGGAGCTGCCGGAAGCGGCTTTGGAGGGAGGTGCGGCGGATGAAATGCCCGGCCTGTGACCTGGAGATGATGATCTACACCGCCGCGGTGGACAAAAACGGGGTGGAGGAGACGGAGTATGTATGCCGAAACCCCCAGTGCCCCCGGTATGACCGGCGGCTGAAGAAAAAGACGGCTCCCCAGGAGAGCTGACGACACCGGGACGCTGCGGTGGGTGATACGCACATCACCCGAGCCATGTAGTTCCTCCTACATGCTTTTTGGGTGGGTGGCCCCGACAGCACGGGGCATCCACCGCAGCGCCTCGGGAAAAGCACATCTTCGCCGGCGGGACGGCGGAAAAGACCCGAAAACGGAAGAAAGGAGTAAGGGAACATGAAGAACAACGGCTACAGCGGCAAGATCGCCAACACCGGCAGCCAGCGGGTGGAAGCGCCGGCCAAGAAGGAAGCGCCCACCCGGAAGGGCCAGGTGCGCTACACCGGCACGGATCTGCGCACCGGCACCGGCGGCAAGAAGGACAAGTAAGCCGCAGCGCCGGTGATGCCGGCACATTTCGCTTGGCCCGGCGGAAAAGGGCACCTTCGCACCGAACGCGGAAAAATCGGAAAGGAGAAAAACCATGGAAATGACGGAGATGGATTACGCCCAGGCCTTTGGCGTGGAGCTGCCGGCAGAGCCGGAAACGGAGGAGACCCTGCAGAACGGACCGGCGGAGCCGGAGACGGAGGAGACGGAAACGGCGGCGGAGCCGGAGACGGAACCGGCGGAGCCGGCGGCCAGAGAGCAGGATGCCCAGGAGAGGCACCGGCAGGCCTACGGACGACGGGCCCGGGAACGGGAGGCGGAGAGGAACGCCATGACGGCGGCGGCCCAGGAGCGGGTGGATGCCGTGTATGCAGAGCTCTTTGGCCAGCAGACAAACCCCTACACCGGGCAGCCCATCCGCACGGAGGCGGATTACCGGGCCTACAAGGAGGCCAGGGATCAGCAGGAGCGGGAGCAGCAGATGCGGGAGGCCGGGCTCGACCCGGCGGCGCTGCAGGGGATGGTGGACAACGCCGTAAAGCCCCTGCGGGAGCAGCTGGAGCAGCAGGACCTGCAGCGCGTGAACGCCGAGGCCCGGGCGGCGGAGGAGTCCGCCATGAACACCATCCGCAGCGGCGTAGAGGCGGTGCGGACCCGGTACGACAGCTCCGTCAGCACCCTGGAGGACATCGTGGCCATGCCCACCGGGGCGGCCTTTAACGACTATGTGCAAAAAGGGCTGTCCATCGAGGACGCCTTTTACATGGCCAACCGTGACGCCATCGACCAGCGGCGCATGGAGGCGGCCCGGCAGGCCGGCATCAAGCAGGCCAGCGGAAAAAGACACCTGGCGGCGGTGCCGGCGGCAAGCGGGGAGGCACCCTATACGGCATCGCCCCAGGAAAAAGCGGCATACCGGGAGATGCTCCCGGAGGCAACGGATGAGGAGATCAACGCGGCCTATGCTGCCTACCACAAAAACAATTCGTAAGCCCTTTGCGGGCGGAAAGGAAAAGAGACATGTTTATGCTTTGCAGAATGGCGGTAGGGCTGACGCCCCCTATCGTGTATATGGAGCCCACGGAGGGGGAGAGCTACACCGTGGGCGAGGCGCTGAAGGTGGCCTCCGGCAAGGTGACCAAGGCCAGCGGCGCCGTGACCCCCGACTATGTGTGCGTGGGCCCGGTGAACACGCACGGCTCTGTGCCCTGCGTGGAGGTGCAGAAGTACATGGAGTTTGAGACCACCCTGGCCGCAGCTCCCGCCGACAGCAGCACCCTGGTCCCGGGGGACAAGGTAACGCTGCACACGGACGGCCTGCAGGTCACCGCCACCAAGACCGGCGGCACCGCGGAGATCACCGGCATTGACGGCCAGACTGTCGGCAGCCGGGTCACCGTGAAGTTTTAACGAGAAAGGAGAAAAAGAGACATGAGTGCAATTACCGTATCTATCGGCAGCGGCCTGAACGACAGCATCTACGGCAATGCCCAGGTGCCCATCAAGGCATACCTGGAGCAGCGGGCCGAGGCCTTTGAGCAGGAGAGCCTGCTGAAGTACCTTTACCGCATGGAAAAGAGCCGCCACTGGGCGGAGCGCTACACCAGCGAGACCGCCATGGACGACTTTATCCCCGTGGGCGAGGGCGGCGACTATCCCAAGACCGGCTTCCAGGAGGGCTATGCCAAGGACATTGAGAACATGACCTGGAAGAACAGCTTTTCCGTGACCCGGGAGATGGTGGAGGACTGCATGATGGGCACCATCCGCCAGCGGGCCAACAAGCTGATGACCTCCCACGCGCGGACCCGGGAGAAGTTCGGCCGGGCGCTCTATGCCGGCGGCCTTTACGGCACCACGGCGGCCTTCGGCGGCAAGCTCTTCAGCTGCGCCGCCGCGGACGGCCTGCCCCTTTTCAGCAAGCAGCACCCCAACAAGGTCAACGGCAAAAAACAGAGCAATCTCTACGCCGGCGAATTCAGCGCCGATGTGCTGGACAAGATCGAGACCGAGATGCAGAACATCAAGGGCGACAACGGCGAGCTGCTGGCCATTGCCCCGGATACCATCTGGATCCCCAACGACGCCGCCCTGAAGCGGGCCGTGTTTGCCGCCGTGGGCGCGGACAAGGAGCCCACCACCTCCAACAACGCCTTCAACTACCAGTTCGGCCGGTGGAACATCATCGTGGACCCCTATCTGAACATCGCCCTGGCGGAGGCGGGCCATGCCAACGAGAAGCCCTTCTTCCTGCTGGACAGCAAGTTCCTGGAGCTGGGCGACGGCGCCATCTTCCAGGATCGGGTGAAGCTGGAGGTCAAGAGCATCATCGACAACAACAACGACAACAATGTGTGGCAGGGATACTCCCGCTGCGGCGCGGGCTTTGCCGACTGGCGCTTTGCGGCGGCCGGCAACATCACCGGCGGTACCGCCCTGACCTGAAAAAAGGAGGGGTAGGGCATGACATGGGGAGAGATCAAGCTGGCAGCGCTGCAGACCATGTTCTCCAACGAGGGCGTGGCGCTGACGGTGGACGACACCAACCGCGACTACATCAATGCCATGCCTGCCAAGGCCAACGAGGCGATGCACCAGATCGCCCTGGTGGGCCGACCCATCCTAAAAAGCTGGCAGATCACCGTGTCCGCTGCGGCGGAGGAGGAAGCGGCCGATGAAAAGGGGCTGCTGCTGCCGGCCAAGAAAGGCACCTACAAGGTTTGCCTCGCGGACTACCTGCCCCGCTTCCGGTGCATTGACGATGTAAAGCTGGATGACGGGCGGACCTACGGGGCGGCGCAGGACACCGGGCGGGAGGGGGACAGCACCCTCCTGCTGCCGGGGGAAAAAGAGGGCACCTATACCCTGTGGTACAGGGCCTATCCGCAAAAGATCACGGCGGGGACGCCGGACGACCTGGAGGTGGATATGGCGCCGGAGGCGGCTGCCCTCATCCCCCTGTACATCGCGGCGGAGCTCTACAAGGAGGATGACGCCCAGATCGCCACCATCCTGCGCAACGAGTACGAGGACGGACTTGTAAAAGTGCAAACGGCATTCGCAAGCAGCGGAGCGGGCTTCCGCGCCGCTGCTGTGCGTAATACGACAGGGTGGTGGTAAGAGATGGCGGCATTTGATATCCCGGCGGCGCCGAAGAAACAGAGCATGGTCATTGAGGCCTTCCGGGGCGTGGATCTGAACAACAGCCCCAGCAATGTACACAAGTCGAGATCGCCGGAGGCCCCCAACATGATCCGGGACCAGGTGGGCAAGGTGCGCAAACGCACGGGCTACACCACCATGGTCACGGCGCCCGGGGGCGGACGCATCAACGGCGTGCACCGGCTGGGAGCGGAGCTGCTGGTGCATGCCGGTGGCAAGCTCTATCGGCGGACCGTCACCGGCGGGAGCTGGGGGCTGGAGGAGATCGGCGCCATGGCGGACGCAAAGAGCCGGAGCTTCGTTTTCGACAAAAAGCTCTATCTCCTGGACGGCAGCGTGTACCGGGTCTATGACGGCAAGACCCTGGAGCCGGTGAGCAGCAGCGCCACGGTGCCCACGGTGATCATCTCCCGGCGGCCCACCGGCGGAGGGACGGCCTACCAGGGGCTAAACCTCCTGGGAAAAAAGTGGACGGAGAGCTTCCTGGGCACCAAGGAGGCGACGGTGTACCAGCTGACCGCGGACAAGCTGGACCAAGACCCCGTGACGGCGGAGGTGCTGGGCCAAGACGGCGCCTGGACAGCAAAGCTGGAGGGGGAGGACTTCACCGTGGACCGGGAGAAGGGCACGGTGAGCTTTAAGACGGCGCCGGGGGAGAGCCCGGTGACCGGGCAGGACAATGTGCGCATCACGGCGGCCAAGACCCGGGAGGGCTACGCAGACACCATCAACCACTGCACCATTCCGGCGGTGTACGGTGTAGGCGGCGCAACGGACCGGGCATTTCTCAGCGGAAACCCGGAAAAGGAGGGGACGGACTTCTACAGCGCCTTTGATGACCCCGCCTTTTTCCCGGACACCAGCTACACCAAGATATCCCGGGACGGTGGCACCATCGTGGGCTACACGGTGCTCAGCAACGCCCTGGCCGCCTTTTTATCCGGCGGCGCGGAGGGGCGCAATGTGGTGGTGCGGACCGGCACCCTGAACGAGGACGGGGACGCGGTATTCCGGATCACCAATACCATCATCGGCCAGAACGCCGTGGCAACAGACAGCTTCTGCCGGACGGACAAGGAGCCGCTCTTTCTGACGGATCGGGGGGTATTCGCCATCACGGCGGAGGAGCTCACCGGGGAGAAGTACAGCCAGGAGCGGAGCTACTACATCGGCAGCGCCATCCGGGAGGCGAAGGGCAGGGCAGAGGCCAGCGCCTGCATCTACGGAGACTTCTATGCGCTGGCCCTGGATGGGACCATCTACCTGCTGGACCTGCAGCAGAAGACCTACGAGCAGAATTCTCCCTACAGCAGCTTCCAGTATGAGTGCTACTACTTTCCGGACATCCCGGCCCGGATCGTTTTCACGGACCCGGACGGCGCCCTGTGCTTCGGCACGGCGGAGGGGAAGCTCTGCCGGTTTGCGGCGGACGCGGAGATGCCGGCGGTCTACAACGACGACGGCGCGGCCTACCCGGCGTACTGGGAGACCGCGGACTTTGACGGAGATCTCTTTTTCCACACAAAGAGCTTTACGGGAATCGCGGCCCGGCTGGCGGCCTCGCCGGTGACGGGGGTGAAGATCTTCGCGCTGGTGCGGGGCGACTGGCGGGAGGTATACGATGCCGGCGGCCGGGCGCGGTACCTGAGCTTCGACTACATCGACTTCGGCAAATTCTCCTTCTCCGGGGACAAGACGCCCCGGACCCTATACGGCAAGGTGAAGCTGAAGAAGGTAGACAAGGTCCGCTTCCGGCTGCGGAACGATGAGATTAACGAGCCCTTCGGCCTGTACGCCTTCGGCGTGCAGTACAAGGAGCCGGGCACCAACTACAGGAGGTGAGCACATGGCAAAGCTGAAAAAAATCACGGAAGAAGAAATGAATTTAGCGGGCGTGGTGGCGGCGCCGGATACCCTGTCCGGATCGGCGGCGGAAAACAAGAAGCTTTTTGACCGCATGGTACGGCAGCTGGTGGCTCCGGCCTATAACGCGGCGGTGGACGCCATCAATGAGATGGAGGACACGGAGGCAGGAATCCAGGCGGCGGAGCAGCAGCGGCAGGAGAACGAGCTGCAGCGGCAGGAGAATGAGCAGCGCCGGGAGGATCAGGAGAGCGGGTATGTGGCCCAGGCCAAGAACAGCGCTGAAGATGCCCAGAGCGCCGCCACCCAGGCGAGAAACAGCGCCAACGCCGCCGCATCGGATGCCAGCAAGGCGTCCTCCAGCGCAAGCGGCGCCGCCACCAGCATGCGCCAGGCAGAGAGCGCCGCCAACCGGGCAGCCAGCAGCGCCTCCCAAGCCGACAGCCGTGCTATGGCCGCCGCCAAGAGCGAAAGACGCGCCGAGTACTCACAGACAGAGGCGGCGAAATCCCAAGCTCGCGCGGCGAACGCCGCCGAGGAAGCCAAAGCTGCCGCCACGGAATCCAAAGCTGCCGCCACGGAATCCAAGACGGCAGCCGGCAAGGCGGAGGAGGCCAACCGCCACCAGCCCCGGATAGACGACCTGAGCCGGAATTGGGAGCTCTGGGACGCGGAGACGGGCGAATATGTGCTGACCGACTACCCCGCACAGGGGCCGAGAGGTACCTCCTGGTGGGATGTCACCAATGACGAGCATTTCTCCGCCCTGGCGGATGTGACGGTGAACTGGACCAGCGGAGAGGTCTACCAAAGTTATCAGTACGGCGACCTCCTCTTGAGCGCCGCAAACGGCGGCGTGTGGGAGGTGACCTCCACGACAGGGGCGGCATCCGACCCCAGGGGAAGTATTACCGCCACCTACCGGGGGACGCTGAAGCCCACGGCCACGAGAACGGAAAAGGGCCTCATCCGGCCCGGCACGGACTTTGACATCGCCGAGGACGGGACGCTCTCCCTATACCGGAAGATCGCCATCACCACCTTTGCGCTGAATGTCCCGAGCATACAGGAGGTGGGCACCGTGGTAAACGGGGTGGAGGCCAGCTGGGACTACACCCGGGAGCCGGAGATGCAGACCCTCACCCTGACCGGGACGGACTTTTCCACGGGCTTTTCTCCGGCAAAGGAGGTACGCACCACCGCAGGGCTGCAGGAGCCCAAGTGGGAGAACATGAGCGGCCACAGCGCCGGCTTTGTAAAGGCCACCCTCCGGGGGACGGACGACCACGGACGGGAGGCAAGCCGGGAGGTGTCCATCAACTGGTACAACGGTGTGTACACCGGGGCCAGGGCAAGCGGCAGCATCGACAGCGCCTTTGTGCTGGGGCTTTCCAAGTCCCTGCAGGGCGGCAGGGCCAAGACCTTCTCCGTCAACGCCGGGGCCGGGGAATACATCTGGTATTGCTGCCCCGTGAGCTACGGCACCCCCAACTTCAATGTAGGCGGCTTCGACGGCGGCTTTTCCAAGGTGAAGACATTCGATTTTACCAACGCTTCCGGCTACACGGAAGCGTATCAGGTCTGGCGCAGCGACAACGCTGGGCTGGGCGTTACCACTGTCAAGGTGAGCTAAGGAGGTGCAGAGACATGGCTGAATACAATGGAAGCGTTGAACTCATCTCCGGGCTCAAGCCCAAAAACGGAGGTACTTTCGCGCTGATAAATGCCCCGGATGTGCAGGTGGCACCGGACGGCACTCGGCTGCCGGCGATGCTGGCCAAGATCACCGAGGTGCAGAGCGTGGACGCTTTGCCAGCGAACCCCGACCCCAACATCCTCTATTTGATCCGCGAGGAGGAATGACAGATGATCTATCTCAACGGGCAGATCGGCGCGGTGTATATGGACGGGCGCTACCATAGCGAGGTGTATCTGGGCAGCGTGCTGGTGTGGAGCGGGGTCAAGAAGATCCCCGGCGAGGCCCACGCGCAGCTGGCCTTTGAGAACACAGCGGATGGCGTGGCGGCGGTGCTGGTGCCGGGGACGGCAGCGGGGCTTATTGGCTTCAGCACCGATGCAACGGCGCAGGCCAACGGGGCGGCAGACGGAAGCGCAGGGGAGCTGCTGACGCTGCTGACTGCGGCGGAGTCCACGGCGGCAGGAACATCCAACGGCGCGGCATTGGAGAACCTGCTGCTGCAATATACGGCGCTGGGCAAGGGCATTATCGTCAACAAGCGGCAGATCGAGGAGCTGCTGAAGCTCACCACGCCTGTACCTCTGGCGGTGGCACTGGACTTAGTTCCGACTGGCACAGTGAGCGATGAACTGACGATGGAGACAACGATCCCGCCTGCTGTAGCAGCAACGCTGGTAGACGATGAAGCATCGTTAGCGCTTCAGCTGGTGCAGACCGCTTCTGCCGGCGACGCAGTGCTTTTTGCAGACGGACTGCTTGACGGCATGGAGCAGATCACCGCATTGGCAGAGGGTGGAGCCGGTGACGGCGCGGAGGGCGCTGCGACATCTGAGCTGACCGTGGGAAGCGTGATACAGCCGGAAACGCTGACAATGACCGATGGTCAAATTGCCGGCCATCTGGTGGTGAAGACACAAGTCAAATCCGGGACTGTGGACGCGATGGCTGCAATGCTGTCCCCGAAGATAGAACTCGTAAGTCAGGTATCTGGCAAGGCGGTGGGCTGGATCGACCCGGTGCAGTACGGGGGCCTGCTGGTGGTAAAGCAGGTATATAGTGCGACTGTGAAGCAGGATGGCGTGCTGGGAAGAATTTTGGAGGTGAAGTAATGGCAGAGGATATTAAATTAAAAGACCTGTATGACCAGGAGCAGCCCTATACGGAAATAGGTACCATCGCCGTGCCCAAGGAAGATAGCAGCGGCGACACCTACTATGTCCAGCGGCCGATCATCAACTACACCCTCCTGGACCCTCCTACCCACGAGCTGACGGACGCAGATGCGGGTATGTTTACATGGAACGCCGGAGACGGCACCTTCACTGCGCCGAGCGGTGTTGCAGATGACGGGAATGTGGTCGGCATGGTATACGCCGCAAAGGAAGGGAAAACGACCAAACCCATTGTTCGGCTGGAGGTTTTGAAAAATCTCACCGGCATAGAGACCGACGGCAACAGGGTGACTCTGCTCTACTGCTGGGAGGAAGTGACCAGCGCCAACCTGAAGGAAATTTTCTACGAAGCAAACGGCAGCGACCTCCCGGAGTTTACCACGCAGATCGGCTGGGGCTACCTGACACAGGACGCAGAGGGCACCGTAACGGGCTATGCCAAAATCGCAGACACCAGCGCTGTGATCATAGGCATCCAGCAGCCCAACACTATCAAGGAGGGGCCGTTCTATGCTCTGCTGGCTGAGGAGAGCTTGGAGGAAAAGGCCGTCACCATCACGGAAAAGGGCGCACAGACTGTTGTACCCACCATCGGCAAAAGCGGCATGAGCAAGGTGAACTTGCAGGTGGATGTAGCCGGAGGAAATTTGCAGGAGAAAGCGATTACTGTTACAGCAGATGGAATTGGTAGCGATGGCACTCTCTTTTTCCCCGACACCGGCGCGATTGATGTTCGCCCTGATGCTGGATACGATGGTGTGTCTTATGCGCAGGTTGTAGTAAAAGCTAAAATGCTGGGTCAAGACGATATAAGTGCTACAAATGTAAGCCACCATGCTGTGACATTTGATTTGAAAGACAAAAACGGATATATCGGGTATGCTCCTGGCATCACCTTGGACGCAAACTGTTATTTTGATCATCTGAAATACAAAAATACAGGAACTAAAGTCCCCTCTGCTGAAATAACGGACAACGGGGCGTATGACATTATGACCCACATGTCGGCCACCAATGTTTCCGGTCTCCAAACAGGGGCTCTTGCCTCGTTCTATGTAAATGTTGAAACACAATCCTTGAGCGTGTTTCAGATTCTTGAAAAGGTAGATGATAGTACAGGTGAAAAGAAAATCCTTCCGGAGAACTGCACTTTTGCACCCGATGAATGGCTAAATCGAGAGCTGGATGGGGAAACCGTTGGGTACTGGTTGGTACAAAATAACGCGGTTTGGAACCCAACGGGTGTATTAAGTGGTGATGGGATGACTGTTATCGTTGAGATTCCCGGATGGTTTGGAACTGGCATTGAATCGGTTTCAGGTATAGTAAATGAAGATGCAACTATTACGCTTAACCTTGGCGAGCTTGATCCTGAGCCGTCTGTTGCATGGAGTGGAGACCCGGGCGGGCTAAATGGAGTTTTAGACGATACCGGAACCGCTTCTTTTCCTTGGATCTACTATAAAACAGGCACGGCACAAATGCTCCCGATAGAAACCACAACTTAAAAATAATATATGGAGGTAAAAAACTATGGTAAGCACGAATGTACGCAACAACATCCTGAACGCGCTGTACGGTCGCTTCGGCAGCGGCGGCACATCCCTGATCCCCACCAGCAACAGCTGCTATCTGGGCTTCTCCACGGCAGCGCCGACCATCAACGCGGCGGGCGAATGCACCGTGTTCCCCGAGCCGGAGGCCAGCACCGGCTACAAGCGGCTGAAAGCCGACATGGACGCCGCAGCCAGCGGGTCTATCGCCAACGGCAGCGTGAATCTCACTTGGGACGCCCCCAACGAGGGGCAGCAGTTCGGCAAGGCGACGCACATCGGCCTGTTTTCCGCCCAGACCGGAGGTATGCCCATTGCTGTATTTGCGTTGACTTCCGAGGTGACGCTGGGGCTGAAGAATACGCTGATCCTCTATAAGGGCGATCTGACAACCACCTTGACGGCCACCGAGGCCGCCAGTGCGTAAGGCCGTAGCGCTGTACCACCTGCTTTTGTGCGCCATCATCGGCGGCATCATCGCCCTGACGCTGTACGGGGGGCACTACGCTCCCCGGGCGGTGGGCTTGGGCGTGAAGGTGCCGGGAGGCGAGGAAGAGACACCGGCGGAAATCCGGGAAACGGAGGAGCTGGTGGAATCGCCGAAGATGGGCGGGCCGGAGCCGTGGTACGGATAACGAGAGAGAAAGGAAACTTGCCTATGACGGAGACGATTATCGTGGCTATTATCACCGGGGGGCTGACGCTGATGGGGGTGCTGATCGCCAACAGCAAGCAGCAGGCCGTGACGGAGACCAAGCTGGACGAGCTGGCCCGGGAGGTCAGAGAGCACAACAACTACGCCCGGCGGATGCCGGTGGTGGAGGAACAGATTAAGGTCATCAATCACCGCATCGCCGACCTGGAGGCGAAGTAAACAACACTTTGGACAGCGGCAAAAAGCCGCAGAAAGGAAGAATTATGAAGCTGAACAACAAGGTTTATGATGTTATGAAGTGGGTGGTCATGATCGTGCTGCCCGCGCTGAGCGCCCTGTATGTGGGTCTGGGCAGCATCTGGGGCTGGCCGTACATCGAGCAGGTGGCCGGAAGCATCTCCTGCGTGACGGTGTTTCTGGGTGCTCTGCTGGGCATCTCCAGCGCCAATTATAAGAAGTCTACGCTGGACGAGGAGGCCAAGTAAATGGCCTCCCCGAAGGTCTACCTGTCCCCGGAGGACAGGAGCACCAACACCTACCACCCGGCGGCCCTCTATAACGGCCACACCACCAACGAGCACGAGCAGATGTGCCGCTGCGCCGACCTCCTGGAGGCGGCGCTCCTGCGCTGCGGCTTTGCCGTGAAAAATGACCAGGAGACGGGCAAGGGCGCGGTGTACCGCCGGGTGCGCCGGGCCAACGACTGGCCGGCTGACCTCTACATCGCCCTGCACACCAACGGCTTTGACGGCACCGTACAGGGGACGCGGATCCACTGCTACCCCAGCGCCAAGAGCCGGAGGATCGCCAAGCTCATCCTGGAGCGCATCGCGCCTCTTTCCCCCGGCACAAGAGGGGAGCGGGTGGTGGAGAGCCGGAACCTCATCGAGCTCCGCAGCCCCGTGGCCCCCGCCGTGCTGCCGGAGTTCGAGTTCCACGACAACGAGGAATCGGCAAAGTGGCTGGTGGCGAATATGCCCCTCATCGCCGAGGAGACCTGCAAGGCGGTGTGCGACTATTTCGGCGTTATCTATGTTCTCCCCGAGCCGGCAGCCCCCGAACCCACCCCGGCGGAGAAAACCGTGCCTATGGCCGTGCGGATGCTCAAAAAGGGGATGCAGGGAGAGGATGTCAAGACCCTTCAGGCGGCTTTGAATGCCCGAGGGTACAGTTGCGGCGCTGCGGACGGTCTCTTCGGTACCAACACAGAAGCGGCGCTGAAGGCGTTCCAGACCAAGTACAAGCTTGGCGCGGACGGCATCGCCGGGAAGGGGACTTGGGGAAAACTTTTAAGAAAGGAGTAAGGTATGGCAAAATACGGAAGCACGGCGGCTGAGCGTTTGGCCGCCAAGAGAAACACCGGAAAGACCGTCAGCACCAATCCCGGCGGGTACGCCGTGCAGGGCGGTAAAAACACCGTGGCGGACATCGTGGCCAAGGCGGCGGGGAAGAAGCCGGCCACCAAGACCAACAGCTACACCAGGCCGTCCTCCGGCTCCAGCGCCGCCAACCCCAACCTGACGGCGGCCAATGATCCCCGCAGCTACAGCAAGCCCTCCGGCGGGTCCATGGCGGACAGGGTGAACACCAAGAAGAACACCACCCCCGCCGTGAGTACGCCGAGCTACAGCGGGTACAGCGGTACGCCAAGCTACAGCGGGTACAACAACGGCGGCTTGAGCGAGGCGCAGATCAGAGAGCTGCAGAGCTACTACGGGGCCTCGGCGGATGGCAAGTGGGGGCAGAACTCCACGGCGGCGGCCGGTGGCCTGAGCGCGGCGGAGGCCTGGGAGAAGTACCGGGGCGGGATGCAGGAGGAGGGCGACTATGAGACCTTCCTGAAGCGGATCGGGGCCAACGACTACGAAAACCGGCTGCAGAGCGCGGTGAGCGCCCAGGTGCAGCAGGCCGTGGACGACTACAATGCCCAGATCGCCAAGGCGGGCGTGAGCTTCGAGGACGCCGCCCGGCGGGCCTACATCAACAAAATGCGGGCCCAGCGGAACATGGACCAGGAGCTGGCGGCCGGCGGCGTGTACGGCGGCATGGCAGACAGCCAGCGGATCGCCACGGAGGCGGAGTATCAAAACGACCTGACGGAGCTGGAGCTGCAGTACAACGACACCATCGACCAGCTGCAAAGGGCCATCACGGCGGCCCGGCAGGCCGGAAACGCACAGGTGGCAGAGCAGATGGCCAACTACCTGGCACAGGTGCAGGATCGCTATGCCGCCTACCTGGAGGATAAGCGGACGGAATCCCGCGCCTCTGGAGGCGGATATGTGCCGACGCAGCAGGAAAGCACCGGCGGTACGCAGAGTGCCGCGGGCGCGGGGCTGCAAAACTACTCCGCCGTAAAAAACAATATCATGATGTATGCATCGCGGGGGATGAATGCCGTGTCGGACCGCATTATCCGGCAGGTATGGGATCAGATGAGCGAAGCCCAGCGCAGAGACCTTAACAGCACCCTGCGGCAGAACGGATGGATCGACTGAGGAGGGCCTATTATGGGTTATCGTTTTTTGGATGATCTCACCCCGAAAACCGAAAAGAAGCAGGCAGGGACGCGGAGCGCGTCCCTGCCTGCTATGCAAAAAGGGGAGAAAAATAAGAACACACCGGCGGCAAGGAACGGTATGCCGCAGCTGGCCGCAAACAGCGACGGGCAAAGAGAAGCCATGCCGCAGCTGGCGGAAAGCAGCGCCGGGAAAAGAGAAACTATGCCGCAGCTGGCGGCAAAGAAAAAGAGGACACAAAGCAGCGCTGTGGACAAGCTGCCTGACATCAAGGCCCTGGGTGCGGGGAACTACAGCAAGGCGGGAAAAGGCCTGGAGCGAGCGGCAAAGACCATCGCCTCGGGTGTAGTAGGAGCTGCCGGCGGGATCACGGAGATCGCAGGACAGTTTACACCGGTAACAGGGGAGCAGAGCTTGGGCACCTTCTCCGGATTTGGAGACCTGGGCCGGGCCGCCAAGGAGTACCGGGAAAACGGAACGGACATGACCCAGAGCATCCGGCGCATGGAGAAGGAGCGACGGGAGAAGCGGAAGGGCAACCAGCAAAAAACATTTGAAACCGCTACGCGCCTTGCAGAGCAGTCTCAGCGGTACCAGCAGGAGGCAAAGGAGGACCTGGGTACCGTGGGGCGCTTCCTGGTAGATATGGGCGTGACGGGCACGCAAATGGCCGGAGACGCCATTGCGAACCTGGTGCTGCCGGGAAGCGGCCTTGCCATGATGGGCATGCGCTCCTATGGTCAAGCGGCGGGCGAGGCGCGCCGGGAGGGAAAAGACCAAAAGCAGCAGTTCATCGCAGGACTTAAAAGCGCCGGCATCGAAGTGATGACAGAGAAGATGTTCGGCGCTTTCTCGAAGATCTACGGCGGCGCGGCGGCAGACGAGATCGTGGAAAAGATGGTGGGCAAGATGACGAGAAATCCCACCGGACAAGCGCTTTTGACATGGATCGTAAATGCGGCGGGCGAAGGCGTGGAGGAAGTGACAAGCGACCTGCTGAACCCGCTGGCGGACCGTATTTTGAAATTGGATGAGGGGAAGGGGAAAATCTATTCCCCGGAGGATGTGGCACAGTGGGGCTATGACTTCCTGCTTGGCGCTGCCATGGGCGCTATCGGCGGGAGTCCTCAACTGGCGCGCGGCATCCGCGCCGGAAAAGCGGCGGCGGTGCAGGATGGCACGACAACGCAGGGCACCGTGGAGGTGCCGCAGCTGGTGGATGCAGAAGGAAAGGCATACCAGCAGAGAGAGGCAGCAAAGGCCTTCAACAATAATACTACGAGCGATGCAGAAGGAGCACTACGGCTACTGCAATCCAATATGAAGTCTATTGAAAATATGGAGCCGGTAGTGCGTGTGACGGGCGAAGAAATCGGAAAAAACGGAAAAGTTACAGAAAGGGTGTACAATTTTTTTCAGAGTATAGGAGGAAAGGTATGGCGGGAAGGTTTTGGAGATGTGCTGTTTTCAAAAGGAAAGGTAAAGAACAGCATGATCGGGCACGGAATTGGAAACGCAAAAATAGAACTTTCTGCGGCTGTACCGGGCGTAATTGAAAAAGGAAAACAAATCAACTATACACCGAACTGGAAAGGGCGGGGATATGACAGTTTTGTGTTTGCTGCGCCGGTAGAATATAGAGGAGAGAAAACATATGTAACAGTTATTGTCATAAAAGACACAGCAAATAGGTACTATCTTCATGAGGCGGTAGATGCGCAGGGCAATATGATTTTCAAAAAAGAAGAAGGCCCGAATGTCGCATCAGACACGCCCGCGGAAACACCGCGCAACCATGTAGCTAACATCGAGCCCTCTATTGAACACATGATACCACAGGGACAGAAAAGTGTCAATACGGAACCGCTCGCCGGCGGCGCGGAGCGTGCGACAAATAATGTGGCTGCCCAGGAGGGGGTAAAGTGGACGGAGGAAACGAGGCCGCCCAGCATTTCGGAGTACATGTTTGACCAGATGCTCAGCCGGAGCGATGCCCTCAGCGCGGAGCTGGATGCGGAGATCACCGCGAAGCGCGCGCAGACACCGGCAATGGACGCGGTGCTTGCCGTATCGGAGGAGGTAAGGCAGGATGTTGTGTCGCCGGATACGGCGGAGGCCTTCCTCCGAGATGTTTACGGCAAAGAGGGCTTAGAAGGGCTGCAGCGCCTTGTCAATGCAGGAAACGGAAATCTCACGGCGGAAGCGTGGAAGGCACTTTTGAATGCCGAAACGACGAAGGTGCAGGAAAGCGCCGCCGTGCAGGGCGCGGAATACATCCCGGAAGAAATGCCAGTGCTGAGCAAACAGGAAAACGGCAGGAAAGAGGCACAGTTCGCAGTCATTGAACAGACCAATCCCTTTGACGAGGAGTTGGGAAACCACACCTGGATCAAGACGCCGGAGGACATTCTGACCTATCAGGAGGCCATTGACAATTACGGCGGAATCGGCGATGTGACACCGGACTTCGTGGCGGCGGATGTGCAAAAGGCACTGGACAGCGGAGAGGTCACCGTGTACAGCAGCCATCCGATCGAGCCGGGCGCGTTTGTTACACCCTCGCAGATGGAGGCAAAAAACTACGCGGGCGAAGAAGCCGTTTACAGCAAGCGGGTGCCGCTGGAGGATGTGGCGTGGGTCGACGAGATCCAGGGGCAGTACACCGGGCCGGTGACGGCGGAGGCCCCGTCCCTTGTGCAGGACGGCAGCATCATCCGGAAAAACAAGGCGGACCCGGCGGAGGCCATGACTTGGCAGGAGGTGTACGGCTATGAAAACCGGGAAGACGCCCCGCCGGAAAGCACGGAAAGCCCGCTCTCCGAGACGGAGCGGGCGGAGGTAGACGACTATCTGGACAAGCTGGCCCGGGACGAGAATGTATTTTCGGGAGACCCCTACACGCTGTCGGACGCCGTATATGATGCCAAGCTCCGGGGGCTGGAGAAAACGGAGGCGCCGCCGGAGATCGGGACGAGGGAGCAGCTGACCCAGGCGGACCTGGACGAGCTGGCGAGCTTGTTTGAAGACCAGGCGAACCGCATCGGCACAAAGGAGGAAATGACCGCCGACATGGTGCTGGATGAAGCCCTGCCAAAGAAGGAGAGCGCCAGAGCGGCGGCACGGGAGGCCTGGGACTACTTCTATCGCAAGATGGTGGATGCCGGCCATAGCGTCACCAAACTGGCGGAGGCCATGGGCGACCCCTACCTATACCAGTTCTACAACCAGGCCCGGGCGTCCAGCTCGGCGGGGGTGAACATGATCACGGAGGCGCAGACCAATGTTTTAGGGCAGAGGGTAGGAGACAGCTTGACTGATGTGTTCCTCCCCATCCGGGCCAAGGGCGGGGACTACTACCGGGCATTTGAGACCTACATGTTCGATCTCCACAACATCGAGCGCATGAGCTTGAGCAAAAACAAAATGGAGAAGGTGGAGAAGGCCCGGGAAGCCCTGCGGGAGTTCGATGCCAACAACCCGGACATTAAAACGGACACCGCCGCCCAGCTGCACCGGATGACAGAGAACACGGATCCGGAGATCGCGGAGCTGGCCAGAGAACGGGAACGGCTGCTGCGGGAGCTGGACCGGGCGGAGGACATCAAGGACAAGCCGGTGTTTGACTACGAGTTCACGGCGGAGGATAGCCGGGCCCGGGCGGAGCGGCTGCTGCGGGAACATCCGGAGTTTACCGAGTATCAGGCACAGGTGCGGAAATACATCGACAACCTGATGCAATACCGCGTGGACAGCGGGCTGATGACGCAGGAGGACGCGGACTTCCTCAAGACATACTATCCCAACTATGTGCCCACCATGCGGATGAACACCGACGACGGCGCCGGAAGAGGGCGGGCGCTGAACACCGTGCGCATCGGAAAAACGGTGGGACGGGCCCAGGGCGGAAACAGCCGCCTGATGCCGCTGCACCAGGCGATGGGAAAGCAGACCATGAAAGTGGTGAGAGAGGGCAGCAAAAACCGCTTCGCAGACCGGCTGCTGCGCAGCTATCTGCAGGCGGGTGACACCGAGCAGATCAACCGCTATGTAAAGGAGGCGAGCCAGCACCGCTACGAGTTTAACCCGGACGCGCTGAACGACGCCGCTGTGGAACGGCCGACAAAGGACAAGACGGTGACGGCGTACATGGATGGGAAGCTCTGGGAGATGACAGTGGACGACACTCTGTTTGACGCGGTGAAGGCGCTCTCCCCCGATGCAAGGGAGAGCAACAGACTGACCAAAATGGCAAGAAGCGCCAACAACCTCTTTAAGTCCCTGGTGACGGGCTATAATCCCGCCTTCCTGGCGCGGAATATCATCCGAGACCTGCAGACCGCCGGGCTGAATACCCGCGACGCGGCGGCCTTTGCGAAAAACTATCCCCGGGCCATCAACGAGATCCGCAACGAAGGCGCATACTGGCAGCTCTATAAATCCATGGGCGGCGTATACTCCTCCGTATTCGACTATGCAACGGGAACCGTGCGGGAGCCCAAGGGAAAACTGGGGAAGTTCGCGGCACGGATGGAGGCGCTGAACATGGCCGCCGAGCAGGCGCCGCGGCTGGCAGAGTTTATCGGCGTGCTGGAAAAGGCGGAAGAGGCCAAGCAGCGGGGAGAGACCGTCAGCGACATGGCGGCAAGAGCGGACGCGCTCTATGCAGCGGCGGATGTGACCGTAAACTTCGGCCGAAGCGGCACGCTGGGTAAGGTGCTGAATGCCAACTATGTGCCCTTCCTGAACCCGGGGGTGCAGGGCTTTGACAAGCTCATCCGGCGGGTGGCCGAGACCAAGGGCGCGAAGGAATGGACAAAGCTGGTGATCCGCGCGGCGGCGCTGGGCATTGCGCCGGCCCTCCTGAATGCGCTCCTTTACCATGACGATGAGGAATGGGACGACCTGAGAGACAGCGACAAGGACACCAACTACATGTTCAAGCTGCGAAACGGCTATTGGCTGAAGATCCCGAAGGGAAGAGAGCTTTCTCTGTTCGGGATCGCGGCCGACCGGGTGATGGATGCGGCAAAGGGTGAAAAGGTGGACATCCTATCCACGCTGAATACAATGGGAAACCAGGTGGCACCGGCCAATCCGCTGACAAGCAATATCTTCTCCGCGCTCATCGACTCGCAGCTGCTGAACCCGGACAGCCCGGGGCGCACATGGTACGGCGGCAACATCGAGAGCCAGCGGCTGCAGAATTACGCGCCTGGCGAACGCTACGACAGCAGCACGGATGACTTCTCCAAGGCAGTAGGCAAGGCGCTGGGCATCTCTCCTAAAAAGCTGAACTATGTGCTGGATCAGTACAGCGGCGTGCTGGGAGACTTCCTGCTGCCGGTGCTGACGCCCCAAGCAGAAAGAAACCCGCTGGCAAAGGCCTTCACGGTGGATGTGCAGAGCAGCAACCGGGTAAGCGGCGACTTTTACGATGAGGCAAACGCCCTGAAGTATGCAAAAAACGGAGGCGATGAAGCGGCGGGAGTGGTAAGCCGGTGGTGGAGCAAACAGCAGTCGGCCTGCTCGGACATCTGGAAGCAGATCAGAGAGGTGGAGGCCTCCAGGGAGCTGAACAACAAGGAAAAGCTCAGGCAGGTAAGAGAGCTGAAGGCCATCGTGACGGGTATCCAAAAGAATGCCATGGCGGCCGAGGATGTTTACCGGGAGGCGGTGGAGAAGTATCTTTCCGCCGGCTTGGATGCGGACACGGCCTATCGGAACGCAAACAGGGAATGCTTCGGCGCAGAGTACGCGCTGCAGCTCTACAACAAGGATGTATACGCCAAGGCACAAAGCGCAAAGCAAAGCGGCGTCGCCTATGATGCCTTCTACAACTACTATTTCGACACAAAGGACCTGCAATCGACAAAAAACGGCAGCGCCGCCTACCTGAAGATGCAATACCTTGCGAATTCGGGACTTTCCGAAGATGAGCAAGCGGAGCTCTATTTTGCAGACCTGGCCAGCGACAGGGACCTTATCACCCAGGCGGAGCTTGAGATGGATGCCGGGATAACACCTGCGCAGTATTACCTTTATCGGCAGGCCGTGCAGGGAATGAACAAGAGAGAGGAAAAGCTGGCGGCTATTGACGCATTGGATCTGACAGAAGAGCAGAAAAACGCGCTGTATTTTGCCAACGGCTATTCCGAAAAAACCCTGGGCAAAGCGCCGTGGTACAGCGGTGTGAGATACATGGAGACCATGCCGATACTGTCAAAAAAGCAGGAAAAAATGCCGATACTGTCGAAAAAAGCAGAGGTGCAAGGAGGAGGCGAGAAGATGCCGGTGCTGTCGGGAAGAACGCAGAGCACCGGTGAAAGGATGCCGGTGCTGTCAAAGTAAAATGTGAAAGCATGGGGCGACACACGAAAGAGGTGACGCCACATGAAAAAATCCGAATGGGCGAAGCTGGCACAGGCAGATCAGGGGACCTGGTGGACGGACAGGGAGCTACGGGTGATAGATCTTTTTTACAGGAGAGGATGGTACATCGAGGACATCGCGGCCGAAATGTACTGCTCCCGCTCTACGGTAAAAAGGATACTGTGCAGCATCAGGGAGAAGCTGAGCCGGAAATGAGCCAAAAAGGACACGGGAGTAAACCGCTCCCGTGTCCTTTTTAATGTACACTATAAGCATAGGTTGGCCGACCAAAATACATTTTAGGAGGTTTTTTGTTATGGCTGAATACATTGCCGGTAGAGGCACCACCGCCCTTGGCATCATCGGCACAAGCTTGGGTGGCTTGGCCGTTGCGGGCCAGGGCCTGCTGAATTCCGTGCGAGCACCCGCCGCATTTGAAAACACCTGTGCCTGCATGCACGATGTGGAGAATGTGGAGAAGCTGGCCGCGAAGGATGCAGAGATCGCCCGCCTCAACAGCGAGCGCTATTCCGACGCCGCCCTGGCTGCGGCGCAGCAGTTCACCCGCGAGAGTGCCCTGGAGGTCTACAAGGAGCTGAAAAAGGACATCTCCGACATGAAGGAAGTGTCCTATGCGAAGTGGGCAGAGCAGGGCGTGATCAACGCCAATGTCAACAGCGGCCTGAATGTGCTGTCGAGCCAGGTGCAGAGCGTCACCGCCACCTTGGCCAGCATCACCAAGACCGCGATCCCCTCCAGCGCCATCTGCGACTTTGGCAAGTCCGGCTGCAATTCCTGCGCCGGCAACATCTGAACAGGGGAGGCAACCGCCTCCCCAAAAGGAAAGGAGATTTAATATGTCCTGCAAGAATTATCGAATGATCGAGCTGCAAAACGGAGCCATCGGCGCCATGGCGATCGGAGAGCTCATGCCCTTTGGGAACATCACGCGGAAGATCTCCGACAACAACTGCTGCGGCGCATCCCCCTTTGAGACGACCACCTCCGGCACGAACACCATTGTGCTGACCAGTAAGGGATACTACAAGGTGATCTACTCCGCCTCCGTGGCGGTGGCAGCTGCCGGAGAGGTGACCATGACGCTGCTGGCCAACGGAACGCCTTTGGCGGAAGTGACCACCACGGCCTCCGGGGCCGGGACCTTTAACCTGACGCTTGCAAAGATGGTGCGAGTTTTCGCAAACTGCCAGAGTGCGCCCACCAACTGCCCCCTGAATCTGCAGGTGCGGCTGTCCGGCAGCGCGATCACGGGCGGTACCTCCGACATCATCGTTGACAGCTGCGTGAATGGGTAAGGCGGTGCGGAAATGGTAACTCTGGATCAGATCAAGCGAGGTGTCGCTTCTTACTATGAGGCGGAGTTTTGCCAAAAGTCAACGGGCCTTGGCAAGTTTGCGGCATACTTTATGATGCCGTCCCTGCCGGGGATCATCGACCGATACATGGGCAAGCTGGACGGGCTGCCCGTGCTGGACGGCATCAAGAACGCCGACGGCCTCTTTGACATGGAGGTAGCGAAGGACCGCGCCATGACCGCCATGCAGCACTGCGGAAATGTGGAGCTGATGGGGTACCGACTCAATGCGGACGATGTAGAAAAACTATATCGGCACATCATGGAGGCGTGATATGGACTATATGGAGCATATCCAAAATACCGTAGACGATGCCTGGGACGAGCTGCACGGTGCGAAGCACTATGCGGAGGTCGCCGGGAGCATGAAGGGCCATGATGCCAACGCGACAAGGATGTTTTCAGAGATGGCGAAGCAGGAGCTGCAGCATGCTGAAAACCTCGAAGACGCGGCAAGCAAAATCGCCTCCTCTTCCAACGACGAAACCATCAAAAAGATGTGGAACTGGATGTGGAAGAGGTTAGAGGACAAAAAGGCGGAGATCATGGCGAAGATCAACATGATCGAGCGGTAAAAGGGAAAGATAGCAGTTTAACGGCATCAGGGCCACCTGACGCCGTTAAACTGCTATTTGGGGTAAAAAATTAGTCCAGCACGAGGCGGTAGTGGATGGTAAGGGTGTTTTGGGCCTTGTCCCATACGATGCGCTCGGCGATGGAGCGGATGGCGGTGGACTTGGCCTCCGTAGACGCCTCCTCATCCAGGAGCGTGGCAAGGGTATGGCGGACGGCTGTGCGCAGGGCGTCCTTGTCGGCCCGGGAGCGGGCATCAGAGGCCGCCTCTGCAATGGAGGCATCCAGCTGCTGGATGAGCCGGGCGGTCTCCTCCTTGGCGGCCTTATATTCCTCCAGGGTCTCCACACCGGCAAGGTAGGCCTCCCGGAGCCGGTCGAAGCGGCGCTGGGCGGCAGCCCGCTGCTGGTGAAGGCCGGAGAGGACATCATCCTCCCGGCGGCCGGGCCGGAGGATCTCAAAGGATATATCCTCGGCCGTGGAGGCATCCGCCTGCAGGCGGCGGAGAATGGCGTCCTTCAGGAGCTCTGCCGAAATGTGCTGGGAGGTACGGCAGCGGCCCCGCACAAAATTATTACACTTCCAATAATGGGGGGCGGAAAAGATCAGCGTGCTGCCGCAGGAGGCGCAGCGCACGATGCCGGAGAGCCAGTCCGTATTCTTTTTCAGGGGCTTGGAGCGGTAGGGAGTGATGGCCTTCTGCTGGGCGATGCGGATCTGCACGGCGTCAAATTCCTCACGGGTGATAAGGGGCGGGTGCGTTCCGGGCACCAGGACGATATTAGGGTTGTCGTAATCCCGGCGGGTGCGGCCGGCGGGATTCCAGCGGATCAACCCGGTATAGACCGGGTTGCGGAGAATATACTCCACGGTCCTATTTTCAAAGGGGCTGCCGCGATGGGTGCGGCAGCCCATGTCATTTAGATACTTGGCCAAGGGGAAAAAACCGTCGCCATGGAGGTAGCGCCGAAAAAGCTCCTGGACATAAACGGCCTCGGAGTCCTCGATGACAAGCCGGTGATCCTCGACGCGATAGCCGAAGGGCGGGGAGGACTGCCAATTTCCCCGGCGGTGATTTTCCTCCATTCCACGCTTCACATCCTCCGCCAGATTCAAGCTGTAGTATTCGTCCATGGCCTCGATCATGGCCTCCATGATGACGCCCATCTTTCCCTCCTCGATGGGCTCCTTTATGGACAGGACCTCGATCTTCAGCTGCTTGCGCAGGATAGACTTAAAGTATACAGCATCGTCTCTGTTGCGGGCGAAGCGGGAAAACTTCCAAAGCAAAATCGCCTCAAAGGGCTTTGGCTTGGACTTGGCGGTGGCGATGAGCCGGCGGAAGTTGTCGCGGCCGGTGGTCTTCTTGCCGGACTTCGCCTCATCCACAAACACATATTCATCCGGCACGATATAACCGTTCTGCGCGCCCCATTTGCGTATCTCCACCAGCTGGGAGGCAGGGGAGAGCTCCGTCTGCTCATCGGTGGACACGCGGATGTACGCGGCGGCGGTCTTATAATCCGTCATTTCTGTGCCTCCTGACGATCCTTTAAGGCACTCTCGTAACCATGATCCCAACCGTCGGAGCGGCCATCTAACAAACCGTTTTCATAGCCGCGGTCGTAGCCGCGCTTTTCACCGGCAGCATAGGAGATGGGGGCCTCATGGTCACACCCGGCTTGAAAACCCTCGTTATAGGCATTGTCCTCCAGGCGCTGTACATCCGACTTTGTACGCAGGCGGGATACCACCAGACAGCAATACAATACCCAGTAAAGGAAACCGAACAATCTGCAGATGCCATAGGACACGCTGAAGTGCTCCAAAATGCGGATGCAGGAATAGCCGCCGCCAACGGCGCCGGAGAAAACAAGAAAAAGGGTAAGCCACTCAGAGAAGGAAAGATGGAGCTTCTCCTCGGGAAGCTCGGTCATGATCATATCACTTGTGTCCTTCATAATTGTACCTCCTAAATTTTATAGCTTCCGGCTGCCGGCGCGGGTGTCCACGGTGCCGGGGGAAGAGGATAGATTCGTATAGCGGGCGGCGGTGTGCAGAAGCTCCCGGCCGGAAAAGAATACTGCCGCCCCTATGATAAGAAGCAGCAGCCAAGCGCCGAGGGTGGGCGTTTCGCCGACGATGAGCCCGGCGGCGGCAATGCGAAAATCCCAAAACAGGTAGCCCATGACCACAAAGCAGAGGACTACAGATAAAAAAGAGAAGATCCGGGCACAGGTCCTATATTGGGCCGCCAAGCTGGAATTGGCAGAACGCAAAACGGCAAGCTCGCCGTTGCGCTCTGCCAATTCCAGCTCAAGGGCGTGGAGGCGATCCTCCTCCGCAGGCCGGCGGTCCTCCTCGGGCCGTGGAATGCAGAAGAGCTCATCCAGGGAAATGTGCAGAACAAGCGCCAGGGCGGCTGCCTGCTCGACGGTGACGCCGCCATTGCCGCTCTGGGCATTGCGGACCGTGGAGTAGGGGACGCCGGAGAGGTCGGACAGGGCGGCATTGGTGAGCCCGGCCCGGGACCGGGCAAGACGGAACGCTTCGGGGTATGCTGCAATATTCGCTTGCAGCTGGCTGATGGCAGACATAGTGTAGTACCTCCTTTGTATATCATCGTTCGTTTTAGGGTCAAAACTGCCGGGAAAGGGCCGTAAATGCCCTGCTGGGCAGTGGACTTTTTCAGTGCACGGCGCCTAAGATAGAAATAGGAACAAAAATCACATGGAGGAAAAGGAAATGGAAAGAGAAGATCTGCTTATGCTGGAGAAGAAGCTCGCGCAGCTGACGGAGGATCAGTTTCAGGAGGTCCTCCGGCGGCTGAGGAGGGAGGGCATCCTCCCTCCGGTGCCACAAGAAAGAGCATTCTGACAGCTCGCTATTGTTTTTCGCCGAGTACCGCGTCGATGACAGCAACGACGCGGTGAAAGGTAGCATCGTCCCACGCTTTCACACGATCCACGAAGGCACGGCGCTCCGCGTTCAGGCCGGCAGCTTCCCCGCTGCCGGCCTGCGCGGCATTCAGGGAGACGATGCGGGAGGAATAAGGAGTCCTGCCTGTCAGGAAGTCCATATCCACATTGAAATAATCTGCTATGATCTCCAGGGTCTCAAAGTCCGGCTCCCGCTGGCCCCGCTCGTACATACTGATGGCGCTTTCGGAAAGGCCAAGGGCAAGAGCAAGCTGCTTTTGCGTGAGGCCGCGGTCTTTCCGCAATTTGCGAAGGACGGTATTAAACTGCAATAAAATCACCTCCGTGAAATCAGTATAGCACAAATTGTGTTAATTGCAAGAAAAAAATTACACAAACTGTGTTGACAAATGAAAATTTGTGTGGTATATATAAATCACACAGTTCGTGCAGGCGGGAGGTGAGTAAGAATGCAGAGCGCAGGTCAGATTTTAAGAGAGCTTCGGGGAAGTCAATCAAGGCGAGAGGTGGCAAAAAAGTGTAATATCAGCGTTTCGGCGCTACAGATGTATGAGAACGACCAAAGAAGGCCGCGCGACGAGGTAAAACTACGCCTTGCTGCGTGCTTCGGCGTGCCGGTTGCTCATATTTTTTTTAACAACGAACTACACGAAATGTGCAGTTAAAGTGCCCGGGCGGGGCGCGGCAGGGGATCACTTCAGCGGTGAGCTGCTGCAGCAGAGAAGGATCTCCTGCAGGAAGATCCTGTCCGGGTCGTCGGAGCGAACCAGGCGGCTGCAGAGTGCAAGAGGAACACCGTGGAAAACATCGATGTGGCCGCCGTCTGCGCTCTGCAGGAAGAGCTCCTCTGTGTCACGCAGATACCCCACGCGGAGGATCGCCTCTGCGGGGAGACGGTAGAGAGTGACCTCACGGCCGTGATAAGAAACAGAGACCGTGTCGGTGGTATCGAGCTTATGACGGGCGGGTAAGAGAGCCGGGGCGGACGCTGCGGCCTTTCGCCTTCGGGAACGCATAGTCCACTCGTACACAAGGACGGGGATGCCGAAGGCCACAACGATTTGCGCCAAGCCGACCCAAAAATTAGAACTGGAGACCACGGAGTGGAGCTCCTCACGCATGAAATCCCACCAGGAGCTTTGGCGAACGGGCAAAGTGCTCCTTGCAGATTTGCCGGTGTCAGACGCCTTGCTGGAGGAGCCCCTCCTATGGGCACTGAGAACAGGCATTTTCTCCGGAGAGGAAGCACCGGCAGAGGAGGAGCCGGAGGCCGTGCCGCTATTGTAGCCGGTACGGTCATCGAAGGCATAGGGGCACTGACCGTTATAGTGCTGGTGCGCCGGATAGCCGTGGTGGTAGTGATACGCGCCGGTGGCGCGGTTGTAGTGGCCGCCTCTGGCATCGGTTCTGCCGGGATGGGCATACGCCGCCGTGACCAACAGGGCGGCAAGAATGGCGGCTAAGAGTCTTTTCACAAACATCACCTCCTCTCGCCAGTGTAACACACGGAGAATGTGAGGGCAAGGAGAAAGCCATGAAGAAAAACGAATTCGGCGCGGCCCTGGACAGAAATGGCTACGCACCGTCGGTCCTCTACGGGCACAGCGCGTGCTGCTGCTATCTGTGCGGGCAAAACGGCCAAGCGGCCGGCGGTATAGACCGACACGAGATCTTCGGCGGAGCCAACCGGGAGAAGAGCAAGCGGCTGGGGCTGTGGGTACACCTGTGCCACCGGGGCTGCCACATGGGCAACCGGGGGGTGCAGGAGGACGCCCGGCGGGCGGCGGCGCTGAAGGCGAAGGCCCAGACGGCGGCTATGGACTGCTACGGCTGGGATGAGGCGGATTTTATCCGCGAGGTAGGAAAGAGCTATCTGTAAAAAAGGACAGGCACAGGCGCATAGCGTAAAGGGAGGAGGCGAGCGACCGTGAAAAAAGCAAGAGAGCCCATCATCGTAAAGGCCACCTGCCTGGTGGGAGACCGGCGGGTGGATGTGGACACCCTGACGGCGGAGCAGAGAAAGCGGCTGGCGACGGCCATACGGGTGACCATGCTCAACGAGCAATTCGCCGGGCGCGTTCACTTTTTCCCGGCGGCGAATGCCTGAAAAAAATAACCAAGGAGGAGCAGCCATGAGAAAGAAGAAGGCCAGAGGCGCCCTTTTCGCCGAGGGCCAGCGGGTGACGAGCACCCTGCCGCAGGACGGGGGCGCAGAGGCCACGGTGGTGGCCCTGCGCAGGAGCTTCGGCGAATGGTGCTGCGTGCTGCAGGAGCAGGGGACGGACCGCATCTTTACCCGGCGGGAGCGGGACCTGCGCCCCTTTTCTTAAGGGGGTGACCAGCTAAACAAGACGGAGGGAAAAGAAATGACAAAGGACGAACTGCTCGCGCTGGAGGAAAAGGTGGCGCGACTGACAGAGGAACAATTTCAAGAGGTTCTCCGGCGGTTGGAGGGAGAAGGCATACGACCGCGCCGGGAAAAGAGCTCATGTTACATAAGAGGGGGTGACACGGTGGAAAGCTGCATCTACTACCTGACGGTGATCGCGGGGGCGGCCACGCTGGCCGTGAACATCATGCGCTTTGTACAGTGGGTGGACAGGCACGGGCGCCATGGGAAGCGCTAAGGACTGCTGCCGGGGCTGCCCGGACCGGCGGGTGGGCTGCCACGGCAAGGACCCGGCGGGGGACTACCTGTGCCGCCGCTGGGAGCAATGGCAGGCGGAGATGGAGGCCCGAAAAGAGGCCTGCCGAAAAGACCGGCTGATCGAAAAAGAGATGCTGGAATACAAGAAGGAACAGAAGCAGAGGGCGAGGAGGCGCTATGGCGGCTAATAAAAAGGAGTACCTTTGGTGGGTGAAGACCGAGGATCTCTGCAAGGTGCCGGTGATCGCCGAGACCTGGGAGCAGGCCACCCTTGAGGCGGCGCTTTTCTGGGGCGTGCCCTGGGCAAAGGTGGTGGCCAAGTGCGAGCTGGTGGAGAAGCTGCCGGTGGTACGCAATGTTTGCGTGCGGTGCGGGACACTTTTCAACGGCTCCGGCGTGATGTGCGAGCACTGCCGGAGCGAGGCGGAGATCGAGGCAAGGCGGTCCGCCGCGGCCAGCAGGCGATACTTTCGGAACCAGAACAGGAGAACCTGAGTGGAGGTGGTAGATTGGAGGGATAGAGCGTGATAAACGCACAAGAGACCATGAACGGTGAGATCATCGTGGACAATTTTGCCGGCGGAGGAGGCGCGTCAACCGGCATTGAGATCGCCACAGGCAGGGTGGTGGCGGTGGCCATCAATCACGACCCGGACGCCATTCTGATGCACAGGACAAATCACCCCTACACGGAGCACCTGCAGGCGTCCGTGTGGGATGTAGACCCAAAGGCCGTGTGCCGTGGCAGACCCGTGGGGCTGGCGTGGTTTTCGCCGGACTGCAAGCATTTTTCCAAGGCCAAGGGCGCTGCATTGGTAGACCGGAAGATTCGCGGCCTTGCGTGGATCACGCTGCGCTGGGCAGCAGAGGTACGACCCCGGGTCATCATCCTGGAGAATGTGGAGGAGTTCCAGACCTGGGGCCCGGTACGGAAGGGTAAGCCGGTGAAGAAGCTGGCAGGCACCACCTTCCGGAAGTTTATCGGCCAGTTGGAGGCGCTGGGTTACACCGTGGAGTTCCGGGAATTGGTGGCGGCGGACTTTGGAGCGCCTACCTCCCGCAAGCGGTTTTACATGATCGCCCGCTGTGACGGTAAGCCCATTGTCTGGCCGAAGCCCACCCACAGCAAGACCGGCGAAAATGGATTGCCCAAGTGGCGCAGCGCGGCGGAGATCATCGACTGGTCGCTGCCCTGCCCGTCAGTATTCGCATCCAAGGCGCAGATCATGGACGAGTACGGCTTGAAAGCGGTGCGCCCGCTGGCGAAGAACACCATGCGGCGGATCATCCGAGGCGTGGACAAGTTCACCATCCGCAGCGGCAAGCCGTTTATCGTGCAGCAGAAATTCCAGAACGCTGCGCAGAACATCGAAAAGCCATTGACAACTGTTACGGCGGTAGGAGCGCATGAATTGTGCAGGCCGCTTCTGGCTCCCGCGATGATCCAGTATCACACAGAGCAGACGGAGAGTGTCCGGGCATCCGGGCTGGGTACGCCTATCAACACGGTGGACGCCTCCAACCGATACGGCCTGACCTGCGCTAATCTGGTGGAGTATTACACAGGCGGCAGACCCCTGGACATGCAAGACCCCATGCACACCGTTACCAGCCACGACCGTGAGGCGGTGGTCGCCGCTCACATTGCCAAGTATTACGGCGGCGTGGTGGGCGAAAAGGTGGGCGATCCTTTGCCGACGGTGACGGCCATTGACCACAACGCGGTATGTGCCGCCCATGTGGTGAAATTCAAGGGCGACAATCTGGGGCATGGCATGAAAGAGCCGATGCAGACCGTGACCGCAAGTGCCGGGGAGTTCGCCGTGTGCAAGGCATATCTGGCGAAGATACGCAGCGGTGACGATCTGGGTTACTGGCCCGAGATACGCGCCCTGCTGAATGAGTTCTGCGGCTACGAGCTGGCGGAGGATGAGGTACTGCTGCTGGAGATCGGGGGAACCCTGTACTACATTGCCGACATCGGCCTGCGGATGCTTTCGCCCCGCGAGCTGTACAACGCCATGGGGTTTCCGCCGGATTACATCATCGACCGTGACTATTTGGGCAACGAGTACAAAAAGAGCGCGCAGGTGGCGCGGTGCGGCAATGCGGTGTGTCCGCCGGTGGCGTCCGCGCTGGTGCGTGCCAACCTGCCGGAGTGGTGCGGCGTGACCATCACCACAATGGCGCAGTTGATGGACAGCGTGGCGGTGTGAGAGGGGGAATGACATGACAAGAGAAGATCAAACCTCCCTGTGGGAGAACGCAAAAGAAATACCGCAAAAGTGTTGCCGAGTCTGTAAGTTTTGCGCGGAACTGAAAACGCCTTATGAAAGATCTGACGGCGCTGTGATTTTTGGCTATTGCTTTTCCGGAGGGGACAAGGATTACTCGCCCAATATGGGAAAGGGACTTGCGATATTCCTTCCTCTGGACTGTGGAGCTGGGTGTAAGAAATTCAAGAAACGGAGGACGGAAACATGAAACAAAAAGAGATCGTGACCGCGCTGCGGTGCTGTGCGGAGGGTATCGGATGTGACACCTGTCCGAGGCAGGATGTGCCAGAAGAGATTGAAGATTGTGGTGATGGGCTAATGATTGCCGCCGCTGGCCTGATCGAGAACCAGCAGCGGCACATTGAGGCGCTGATGCAGGCCAACGCCGGATTGCGGGACACCATCATGCGGCGGGATGCGGAGATCGAGACGCTGAGCGAACGCACGCAGAGATAATTGTAAAGGAGGAACGAAAGGTGAAAGTTTACAAGGGAACTGACAAGGATATGAAGTGCCGTGGGTTCCAGTACGAGTTGGGCAAGACGGCAGAGGTGGCCGGGGACATTGAACTTTGCGAAAAGGGGCTTCATGCCTGCGAAATGCCGCTTGATGTTTTGGGCTATTACGCGCCCGGCGATGGCTCCCGGTATTTTGAGGCGGAGCTGGAGGATGTAAGCGATGAGAAGCCCGGCGATGACACAAAGCGCGTTGGCAAGAAACTGACATTGAGCGCAGAGATCGGTATTCCCGGGCTGGTCAAGGCACAGGTGGAGTACATCAAGGCACAAAGTAACTTTGACGATGCCATCAAAAAGGCGAACGCCGAAAATAAAAATCACGCCACCGGCACGAGTGGTGCAGCATCCGCCACCGGCGAGAGTGGCGCAGCATCCGCCACCGGCTGGAGGGGTGCAGCATCCGCCACCGGCACGAGTGGTGCAGCATCCGCCACCGGCGAG